TGCGCCAGATACGATCTACATGGATGAAGTTCGAGAGTTCCATGACGATGAAGTCTGGTCATCACTTCGATATACCCAGATGGCTACTCCTAACCCACAAACTTTGATCTTCTCCAATGCCGGGGATCAGCATTCGATAGTCCTGAATCGACTTCGGGAACGTGGACTAGCTGCGGCTGCTGGTGCAGATGATCGGATCGGATGGTTCGAGTGGTCGGCGGAGCCAGGGTGCGATATTCGTGATCGAGATGCGTGGGCTCAGGCCAATCCATCTCTAGGCTACACAATCAGTATCGAGAACCTTGAAGCCGCCATGTCGGATGAAGAATCTATCGTGAGAACTGAACTACTTTGCCAATGGGTATCGGTAGTTAATCCAGCGATCAACCCGTCCAACTGGGCGGCAGGAATTAAGAAGGATCTTAAACTAGATCGAGAAGCCCTCACATGGATGGCCATTGATCTCAGTCCGAATAGGCAAGAAGGCTCACTCGTAGCAGCCCAACAAGAAGGAGATAATATCAATGTCGTTTTACTCCAAACGTGGACGAACCCAATCAACCTGGACGCGAAGCAAATCGCCAACGACGTCGCAGACTGGGTACGCAAATACCAAACCGAGACCGTTGCTTATAGTCGCCAGACATCCGGGGCTGTTGCCGCTTTACTATCGCCAGCAGGTATCTCAACTACGCCTATTGATGGCAGCGTATATGGTCAGGCTTGCGACGAAATGCTTACCGCGATCACTTCCGGAAGATTATTTCATCCAGACCAAGACGAGTTCACAAGACAAGTCCTCTCAGCTGTAAAACTTCCATTCAAGGATGGTGGTTGGTACTTGGGACGTAAGGTCTCGAATGCCACGATCTGCGCGGCTGTATCGATGGCGATGGTATGCCACTTCGCGACTCGCGGAGAAGCGGAGTACGACATCGTAGTCGGATAAATCGGACATAGTGTACAATATGCACTAATGGGACTAAAAGATTTCTTCTTAGGGGCTCCACCTGTCGCTGAAAAGCACACAGATGTAGAAGCCTCACTTCAGCCTTTCAATCTTTCAACTTCTGTCTATGGATTGCTGAATGCTCCTACGACAGTCGATCGCGCATCTGCCATGTCGGTTCCTGCGGTCGCTCGCGCCCGTAACATCATCTGCGGAACTATCGGATCGCTTCCGCTTGAGCAATACAACAAATTTACTGGCGCACACATCGAGCCTTTAAGAGTTATCAATCAGCCAGATCCACGCGTCTCAGGATTCGTGGTTTACAACTGGCTTGCTGAAGATATCTGGCTGTATGGGGTTGGGTTCGGACTTGTTTTAGACGCTTATGCAGAAGATGGTCGCGTTCGCTCATGGACACGCATCGATCCTAAGCGCGTCAATCCTAAGTACAACCTAGCGATGAACGAGATCGAAGGCTATGAAGTAGATGGCAGACTTGCTCCTATCGCTGGAGTCGGTTCAGTTATTCGCTTCGATGGCGCAGATGAAGGCTTGATCAATCGTGGCGGTCGAACAATCGTTGCAGCAATTGAACTTGAGAAGGCCGCGCTCCAGTACGCCAAAGAGCCAGTTCCATCAATGGTTCTTAAGAGCAACGGAACTAATTTAACTTCAGAGCGCATCGCTAAACTTCTCGAAGCATGGCGCAATTCTCGCGCTACTCGATCAACAGCGTTCCTCAATGCAGATGTAGAAATGCAGTCAGTCGGATTCGATCCTAAGAGCCTTCAGCTCGTAGAGGCTCGTCAATATGTGGCGTTGGAGATAGCAAGAGCTTCAGGTATCCCTGCTTACTTCCTTTCAGCAGAAACTACCTCTATGACCTACTCCAACGCTACTTCAGAACGTCGCTCATTGGTGGACTTCTCGCTTCGCCCAATCTTGGCTGCGATCGAGAGCAGGCTTTCACTCCCGGACATCTGCCCATCAACCTCTCAAATTCGTTTCGATTTAGACGACTTCCTTCGTGGAAATCCTTACGAGCGCGCTCAGGTTTATCAGATACTCAACTCGATCGGCGCGATGAGCGTTGAACAAATCCAAGAAGAGGAGGACTTGATCCGATGAAGATTGAAGTCCCAATTACACTAACAGCTGCGGATTCACAATCTCGCACAATCTCTGGCCAGATCGTTACATGGGGCGAGCAGGGCAACACTTCTGCTGGTCCAACTATCTTCGCTTCAGATTCAATCAAATTTAACAAGAACATCAAACTGCTCCTAGAGCATGATCGCACACGTCCAATCGGTAAACTGATCGCACACGAGATCACCGATTCCGGCATCGTCGCAACATTCAAGATCGCTGAAACAGCGGCAGGAAATGACAGCCTTATCGAAGCATCAACTGGATTACGCGACGGATTCTCAGTCGGCGTCAAGGTCGATGCATGGGACAACCAAGATGGCGTCATGGTCATCAGCAAATCATCGATCGTCGAGACTTCACTCGTCACCGATCCAGCAATCGATTCAGCGCGTGTTGCTGAAGTCGCTGCATCCGAAGATTCTGCTCCTGAAGAGGTAGCAGATGCAACCCAACCAACAGAAGGAGAACAAGTGTCAGACACTACCGTTCCAGAAGCTCCTGCCGTAACTGAAGCGGTAGAAGCGACAAAAGTAGAGGCTGCTGCATCAAAGCCAGCATTCTACGCAACTCCACGCATCAACACTAACCTCACAGCAGGTCAGTTCCTAGAGGCGAACATCAAGGCATCAATGGGCGATGACGAAGCACGTATGATCGTCAAGGCTACAAACGATACTTCAACAAACACAGGACTTACACTCGCTCCACACCTAAACGAGTTCGTAACAACTTCAATCGATGGCCGTCCAGCAGTGGATGCAGTATCTCGCGGAAACCTCGTGGAAAGCGGCATGTCCTTTACGATTCCTAAGCTTTCAACTGCTCCAACAATCGATTCATCTTCAACAGAAGGCGAAGCACTTGGCGGAACTGAAATGGCTTCAACTTACATCACAGTAGATGTTAAGAAGGCTGCCGGACTTCAGACCATTTCATGGGAGCTTCTCGATCGCTCATCACCTGCGTTCTACGATGAACTCATTAAGGAACTCAACTACGCATACGCAAAGGCAACAGATCAGGCTCTAGTAGCAGCTCTCGTCGCTGGCGGTACACAGGCAACATCACAGGCAACAACAATCGCAGGCTTCAAGTCTTACATTGGCAAGGAAGTTCCAGCAGCGTACAACGCAGCAGGAAAGTTCGCCAAGAACATCATCGCTAACACAGCATGGTGGGAGACAATCATCTCAGCTGAGGACACAACAAATCGTCCACTATTTACAGCTGCACAGCCTTCAAATGCTCCAGGATCTGTCGGCGTAAACAGCATCACAGGAAACGTAATGGGTCTTAACCTATTCGTCGATCCACACATGTCTGTAACAACACTCATCGATGATTCTGCATTCATCGTCGTTCCAGAGGCAGTTACATTCTACGAGGCTCCAAAGACCCAAGTTCAGGTTCAGGCTCTCGCAAATGGTCGCCTACAGGTGGCCGTCTATGGTTACTACGCAATCGCCACCAAGGTCGGCGCAGGCGTTCGTCGCTACAACATGACTGCATAGTCAAACAAACTAATCATGGGGGAGCGGTTGCTCCCGATCGTTCCCCCAGTCGTTTACCGAGAGGATAGAAATGCCAACAATTATCACGGCTTCCGAGCTTAGATCAACGCTTGGCGTTTCTTCCTCTCTGTATTCGGACGCAGTTCTATCAGACATCATCGATAGTGCAGAGGCGATTATCCTGCCAATGCTCGTGACTTATTCAGTCGCCATCGATGCAGTCTCGCTTAATAATAACGTCGCATACTTCTCAACAGTTCAACTTAACCCATTCGGAGAAGGCCAGTCCGTCGTAATTACCGGATGCGGTAGCCCTTTCAATGGCACTCGAACAATTACCACAGACTTACTCGATGACGATTCATTCTCAGCGGCTATCACTAACGCTGATATTATCTCAAGGAATGTGATCCCATCAGGGTTGGCTACCCTTACTGGCGCTTCCACTTATGTCGGAAATAGCGCAGTAGAATCAGCCGTCCTAGTCGTCTCTGTCGAAATCTTCCAGAGTCGCACAGCAGCAGGTGGCCAGATCGAAGGCGTGGACTTTAGCCCGTCGCCATTCCGCATGGGCCGATCACTTTACAATCGCTGCGTAGGTCTCCTAGGTTCACTCGTCGATGTCGGAACGATCGCCCAGTAATGCCAGCCTCAACTATTCTTTCAGCCGTCCGCACTCCACTTGCCACAGCACTTGGATCAGTCGCAGCTAACGTCTTTTCATACGTCCCAGAGAACGTCCCAGTCCCGGCGGTAGTTCTCGTCCCATCTTCACCTTACATGGAGTTCGACACGATCGGTAACAATACCTTCAAGTGCAAACTCAACTTCACTATATCTTGCTGCGTGGCTTACTCAAGCAATCCAGCATCGCTCGACAACATCGAGCAACTCATCGAAAGCGTTGTACTCGCCATTCCAGCAGGTTATGAAGTGAGCGATGTCCAACGTCCAACCGTCACACAAGTAGGCGCAAGCAATCTGCTCGTTGCCGATATCGTCGTTAGTACCCACTACACGCGAACAGTCTAAGGAGACAAAATGCCAACAACAGTCATCACAGGTCGCGATATCTCGCTAACAATCGATACCAAGGCCTACGGGGATCAAACAACTTCAACAACACTAGCAACATCACTAGAGCGCAATGCCTACGAGACAATCGATGGCAAAGTGTTCTACGCACTAGACACAACTGCAACCCTTTCAATCACGATGCTTGCTGACTGGGGCGCAACTAACTCACTCTGCGAGGCGATGTGGACTGCTGCATCATCAGCACCAAACACTTCACTCGCTTATACCTTCACAGCTGCCACAGGCGCAGTCTTCACAGGTAACGTTCTTCCAGTATTCCCAGATGCTTCTGGAACTGGTAAGGATGCTCAGGAAATCACATTCGTTCTACAGGGAACAGCAAAGCCAACCCTAACAATTTCGTAATCTAACCAACGGGAGCAAAGATGAAAAAAGCAATCACAATTAAATACCAGTCGGGGGATCAGGCTACTTATGTGGCCTATCCACCGGACTTTGCCAAATGGGAAGTGGCTACCAAGAAATCCATATCGGACTTCTCTGGAATGTGGGACATCTTATTCGTAGCTCATAGCGCGATGAAGCGAGAAGCGGCAGGACAACCAGTCAAGCCACTCGAAGCATGGATGGAAAGCATCGAGGATGTTGATGTGGATGCTGATAGCCCAAAAGCCATAGCCGAGGAAGTATCAGCAGACTCTTAGTCGAGTTAGCCATCGCGACCCAGATCCCTATGAGGGAGTGGGAATCGGCGGAAGATATTTTAACGGCGATCGAGATATTAGAGGAGCGTAATGGATCAGGCACAGGTTGATGCTTACAATCGGAAAGAAATCCGAGAAGTAATCAGAGCCTTCAAGGCCATGGATGAGAAGGCCGTCGAGGAAGCCAAGAAGGTTTCTGGCGCTCTCGCCGATTATGCTCTAGGTCAAATCCAGAAGGCTTCTGGTACTCGAACTGTGGCTACTAAAGTGGCAGTCCGTATTGCTCAAGGCGGCAAGGTTTCTAAGTCCTCTAAGGTCGGTGAGATCAGCTTGGGATTCGCTTCTCAGAGATTCTCTGGTGGAGCAAATACTAAGCAGCTCTGGGGTGGCATGGAGTTCGGCTCGAACAGGTTTAAGCAGTTCCCAGCTAGAACCCCACGCTTCAAGTCCGGTAACTATGGCTACTTCATCTATCCAACACTCAAGGCTATTCAGCCTTACATCATTAACGAATGGCAAGGCGCCTTCTCAAAGATACTTAAGGAGTTCTAATGGCTGGAGATAGCAGAACCCTTAAACTCGCAATCCTTGGTGAAGTCAAAGACCTAAGCGCAAGCCTTACTAAAGGCTCGAAAGAGGTCAGCACATTCGGAGATAAGATCGGCAAGTTCGGCAAGATCGCTGGAGCCGCCTTCGCAGCTGCTGGCGTTGCCGCAGTCGCTTACGCTGGCAAGTTAGCCATCGATGGAGTCAAAGCCGCTATCGAGGATGAAGCCGCACAGATACGCCTAGCAACATCCTTAAAGAACGTTACAGGGGCAACAGAAGCTCAGATAAGCGCAACAGAGGATTACATCCTTAAGACTTCTCTGGCTAAGGGCGTCACAGACGATGAACTTCGTCCGAGTTTAGATCGTCTAGTCAAAGCAACTAAAGACGTATCAGAAGCACAAAGATTACAGACCATCGCCATCGATGTCGCGGCTGGTAGCGGTAAAAGTTTAGAAGCGGTCACGAATGCAATGGCTCGCGCAGCTGAGGGCAATACTGCATCTCTTGGTCGTTTAGGTATTGGTCTTTCCAAGGCTGAACTAGCGACGATGAGCATGGATGAGATTACTGCCAAACTCGCACAGACATTCGAGGGGCAAGCCTCAAAGCAAGCCGATACATTCCAAGGCAAGATGGGTCGCCTCAAGATCGCCT